ATTTCAAAGCGTTTTTGTTCAGCAGGTCGCCAAATCATCTCCACATCGCCTTCAACACCTTCTGTGAGGTCGATTTCGAGCATTTTTAGGGCTTCTCCCGTCACTCCGTCTCTACCAAGAGCCCATTTTGTCTTTAAATTGTTGTTATAAGCCACAGAATCGACCAAAAAGCGGATTCCTTCGACATATTTCTGTAAATCGCCACCGGGAGCCGCAAAGTTGAAGTTTGAGCCTTCTGGAAGGATCAAAGGCTTGTCAACACCCAATTTCATCCTCGAAGCATCGTCAATACCCATTACAACGGGCTGTCCGAGCATTTGGAGCCTCATAGACAGCGACATTTCGGTCAACATGATGTTTACGGTGCGATTCATGTTTATAATGTCCGAAGCACCCTCTCTCCACCAATCAGTTGTCATCGGATGCCTGTGAGCGTAGGTAATTGGGACAACTCCGTAGGGATTTATCATCTGTTCGTTACCCTCAATGGCTACAATCTGCCCTTTTTGGGTAATTTTGTAATGTTCGTCGGGGCTCCAGTACACATAGACCATTTCGGAGATTTTTTGCTTCTCCTGAGAGAAGAGTGGGTAAATAATAGCGACGGGCTCTGACTCGTGAGGGAGAAAAAGGGGATAAAACTCGGTGAGGGTGTTATATGTAACCATTTCTTCCTCTTCATCCCAAGTGGAAAGAAGTGCCATTGTCCCCAATAAGTAGGTCAGTCTTTCAAACTGAACCATAGCCGAATCCAATCCCTGAACACGCTCGTGATAAGCCTCATTTGATCTTTGAGGAGGCTGTTTATAAGCAATAGCCCTGCTGTTGACCAATTTCCCCGTGATATTCTGGGCAACAACCGGGGTCTGTTGGAGCGATTCCGAAGCGAAGTAGGATGATATGTCCGCTTCTAATTCAGAAATGAATCCCTCGTAGTAGTTCAGAGCCCGATACCTTTCTTCTGTTCTTTTTTGTAATACATCATCTAAAAACTTTTTAAGACTTTTTGCGACAGCATCGCTTGACAATTCTTGAATAATCATGCTTTATAAATCCGCTCTCCATCTGCGAAAGTGTCCATATTCCATTGGGCAGTCTCAGTTTTGAGGCTTTTAATTGATCTGAACGCCACCAATAAGGCGACGATGAAAACGACATTCACCGCAAGGCTGACACCCAATAAGAATGTTACCACGTCACGGAATATGCCTCTCGCTTGATGACGGGAAACAGGTAATGCACACCATATCCAAAGGCATCGCTTATGTGCGATAGCTTTAATTGTGTTTTATCAATATCACCTTTTCTCCAAACGACCCGTTCCAGATCGTTTATCAATTTTGGACAATTCTCCATAGAAAATTTTGAAACTTTATCATTAACCCGTAAAAGCTGGTTTACAGCGTTTACTCTATCTCGTACCGGGGGATTTTTCCGTTTTGCATAAACTCTAAGCCCCTTTTCCTTTAAAATTTGGTGATCTGACTTCTGACTCGATGTTTTTCTCGCTGCACCCGTTGCATCAGGATAAATAATCGCATTTGGGTATTTCTCCTTAACAGCCTCCGCCATCTCGAATGTGGTGGAGTTAGCCATGAAAAATTCATCAAAAACGTGGCAGGTATCGCCTATTTTGCAAAATGCCACCGCCGTCATAGGATTTACGTTGAAATCCATCCCGATGTGGACTTGATGATACTTTTTGAGTTCCTCTATATCGTCCCGCTCGTATATGTGGACATCCCGACTAAATTCTTTGTAAACGCGCCCTTCCTGAAGGTTGACGAATTTTCCGTGGATATATGCATCGACCATCTCATCCGTATAGCCAGAAACGAGTGATTCCTTGTATTGCTCTGGGAGATAATTGTTTTCGAGTGTTGAGGCAAACGCTACACCCACATCGTAAGACTGTTCCTGATTCGCGATGAGATCGTATCCCCAATTCAGGGATTCAGGTGTACCTGTTAGGAAAATTTCCCTTTGCTTCGCATCTGGATGCCTTACACGCGAAAGTGCCACGTCAAAAACCTCTTTACTCTGTATAAATGGCTCATCAATACCCACCGCAGCCAGAGATTGACCTAAAAGTGAGTGCGGATCGTCTCCTGATCCAATCCATATCACGCCATTCCAATTCATAATTCTAATTTCATTTTCCGATTTGTTGTGTGTGAACGTCAAACCTGCCCTACCCAAAATATCCTTAAGCGTGGGGATAATCGTTCTCCGCGCCATCTTGTAGGACGGGGACACATACATTACAGGGATTCCAGAATTGACATAGGAAAGGTAGATCAACCTGATAGCCCCTATATACGTTTTACCCGAACCGTACCCTCCAACTAAACAACGGATATAGCTCGGGAGGTTCCAGAACTTCCTCTGCGCAGGCAGGAAGGCGGTTGAGTCAATAACGAACTTAGACAAGAGTACACATTTTGTGTATGCGGGCTGAGGTCACTTGATTACGACCTCGTCGCTTATTATCTCTGTGACCTGCAACTCTTCGCGAACTCGTCCGTCCATCCTGTCGAGACAGACTTTAATGGCGTTGATGTCCCCTCCCAACGCCATTTGATACAGCTTATCGGCGAGCTGCTGCCGCATCGTCCCGTTGTCGGTCGGTATGTCGCCTAATCTGTTAAGCAGGTTGGAGACTGAGTTCTTGCGACCGCTCCCGACGCTCGCAGTATTACCCGGCTGGAATAGTCCGCCCGGATTACCAGACTGCCCCGCGACCCATCGCCCGCGAGCGTCTCGCCTTGGTTTTACCTGCGCGCCTTCAGGATCTGCGCCTTGTCTCTTATTATCTGACATCTTTTAAAGTTTGCTGTAACCGGTTAGCAGCTATTACCCCTTTGTGATTATCTCTCCGCTAAGGAAGTGGGTGTTCTACTTATACAGTGAAAGCAGACAACGAATCTAACGGGGCGCGCTAAGTTCTTTTGCTTTGTTTAAAATCTCTTGCAATATCTTTTAAGGAATATTAAACTATCTAACTCTTATGACACAGACTCAGAATAAAACAACGCAGACACGCAGAGCTTTAAACGGCGCGGTCGAATCTGTACTGCACAACAAACGGAGGATATATGAATCCATATAAAACAGTAATTCGAGATCATTACTGCTCGCAGTGTTTAACTCACGACCACGGCGAGCGGCACGTCTACGCAGACGGGTCTTACGACGACCACAGACCCGCAGGCTGGAAACGAATCGACAGCAACAACTCGGACGGCTTTTCTTGGTATTGTGAGAGCTGCGCAGAGGAATGGTTAGACAGTCACGCTATCTGTGATAGTTGCGGCGATTGGGAGCATATCGACGACTGCACGCAGGTTTGGTACCAAGGCGAGCATATGTTGTTCTGCGACTCTTGCAGGTCGCGCAGGACGAACTACTGCGACGGATGCAGCGAGTACTTTAACAGAACAGAAACCCGCAGCGATCTGAACGGCTACAACTACTGCGAAGGTTGCGCGGAGGATGTGCTGGTATACTGCGAGAACTGCGACGGTAATCACCACTGCGACGACGAACCCTGCGCCCCGCGTTTAATTCACTCATACGACTACCGACCTGACTGCATATTTAAGGACGTTCGCGACATTCGCGACAGCCGCGAAGGCTGGAGTCCTGAAAGCTACAGAGCGAGGTCACTATTCGCAGGCTTTGAGCTGGAAGTCGAATCTAAGAACGGCGCGACAATGTACGAGAACGACCACGAACCCGGCGACGACCCCGGCGAGAGCCGCGAAGAACTCGCCGAATGGCTGCTAGATCGGATGCCGCCAGACTTCGTTTACCTGAAAAACGACGGGTCGATAAATGACGGCTTCGAGATAGTGTCACACCCTTTCACGCTGGAGTGGATGCGCGAAAAGGTCGACAGTTTCAAAGCGATATTCAGACTAAAAAAGAGGGGCGCGCGGTCATACTCAACGAAGACCTGCGGTATGCACGTCCATCTTTCACGGTCTGCTTTCTCTCCGCTGCACGCTTTCAAGATGGGCAGGTTCTTTTACCTGAATCCTGAGTTCATCTTATGGCTTTCACAGCGGCGGCGCAGCCAGATCAGGCAATGGTCGAACCTGTGGACAACTAAAGAAAGCGATTCTTTTAAGGACGTGAACGGAGAAGAGCGTATTTACTCCGATATGTACTTTAAGAAGAAAGCGAACGGCGAAGGGTCGCGAAAATATCGCGCTCTACACTGGACACGGAGAACCTGCGAGCTGCGCATATTTCGCGGCAATTTGAACGAGATGTCATTTTTTAAAAATCTCGAGTTCGCCTTCGCCGCGTATCACTTCACGAAGAGAGCAGGAATCTCGCAGCTCTCTCCGCTCGACTTTGTCGCCTATTTAGAGAGGAATCCACAGTTTCCAAACTTGAAAAGGTGGATTAAGGGGCAGCGAGCAAAGGCGTGGACGGAGAAAGGCGGCGACCCGCTTATAAACTATGACTGCCTATTTAGAGACAACGCCGCGAACAACGCGAGAAACGGAAACGGCGAAGAGGCGGTAAGTGCATTTAATACCGCGCCCTTTCTTCGTGGGGGCGTTGACCTGACACCGCGCAACGAGGCTGCGGTCGATAGTGACGAATGCG